GCGCAGAGTTTATTCGCCAAACGGCTTCTGGTTTACATGAGAGCAGAGCACACATCAACAGCAGGAAGTTGTGATGTCGGGCGATATAGAGTATGGCAAACTTACTAAGCGTATTGTGTTTACTGAAAACGATCATCGACACGCACAACTGATTATTAAGCTACGACATGATGGGCTTCGACAGTCTGAATTTTTTCGTTGCCTCATTTCCGCATACTTGGCCGGTGATGAGCGTATACAATCTTACGTGGATGAAGTAAGTCAGTTGTCCAAGAAAAAGAAAAATCGTTCTGCTAAGTTAAAAAAAGAAGGTTCACAAAAACTTTCCGACTTTGGCTTTACAGATGGTGAGATTGATAATATATTTGATCTCATTGAAGAGGAGCACCCAGACCTATGAACACTGATGGCTTAAGAGGGTGCGCAAAAACATGTCTAAAGCACAAAGAGGCATGCCCAATAAAAGATTGCAGATTATGGATTGATTATCCAGATGAGAATAATTGTACTTTAGTGTCTATTTACATCAATGGCAACATGACACTAAGACAAATTGCAGAACGTTCTGGTATATCATTTGCTAGAGTAAAACAAATTGAAACAAAAGCCCTTGAAAAAATGAAAAAACTTAAAACTTTTAACTGTTTTCGTTTTTAAGGCACTATAAGTATTTATACACTATTTATATTTGAGTTTTAACAAAACTAAGGAGATTTTTATAATGGCTCGTAAAACTTTAATAACCGAAAGCGAACTTCGCAACTTCATGAAGCTCGCTAATCTCCAGCCCCTCGGTGCTGGAAAGCTTGAAGAGATGGGATATGGTGATAAGCCTGCCGCTCGCGATGATGAAGAAGAAGATAAGATGGAAGAGGAGCTTGCTCTTGACACCATCGATGAAGAAGAGATGGAAATGGACATGGAGATGGGTGCTGAAGAGCCTGCCATGGATGATGCTCCTATGGATGACGAACCAGCAATGGACATGGATGCTGAGCCCGCGGGCGACGGTGACATGGAGTTGTCTGATGAAGAAGCACAAGCTATCATTGACTTAGCTGACAAGCTCCGCGCCGCAATGGGCGACGGTGGTGAGGAAGCCGAGATGGATATGGGACAAGAAGATGACCTCGATGCACCGGAAGGGGGTGATACCGAAATGGAAATGGATGCAGAAGAGGAGCCCATGATGGAAGAAGAAGATCACGACGACAAGGAAGACCTTGATGAGTCTACTGAGGATGACTTGGTGGCCGAGGTTGCCAAGAGAGTTGCTGCTCGTCTTCAAGCTGAAAACAAGAAAGAAGAAATTGTTGACCAACTCGCTGAAAGAATTATGAAGCGTTTGGCAAAATAATTTGACATATTAACACGAGCCTGTTATAATATTAACCACTAGTGAATGCTAGTGGTTAATTTTTTGGAGGATAAGGTTGGAAGATTATACTTGGGTTTTACATATTTTAGTATTTGTTTTTGGTTACGTCACATGTAAAACTTTTTACTTTATGAAAAGCGTCCGCCTAGGGTTGACAACCTTACACATATGTCATGTTGTTGGTCTTTACACAATATTAAAAGGGCTGGAGAACTACCACTACACAAAAACAATGAAGATAAAATCATTGAAGGAGTCAGACGAATCTACACAAGTGATTGATGCATATGAAAGAAACTTTAACGAAGAAATAAATATGTATAAAAATAAAAGCATCGAGCAGATAATTAATATGCACCCCAATTTTTTTAAGGACGTTATTAAATTTCACGATTGGGACTCTGCAATGCGATACCTCAGTCATGACGGCGCTGAGTTTCTCAAAAAATTTAACAAACAGTAGGATTTCAAATGTTTAAAGAATTAAAAGAAGCAATCAAATCTATCATTAGCGAGATTGCTGAAGAACAACCACCCACAGACACCCCTCTTCAAACAGATAAGAAAGTTGTCATTTTAGATCCAGGTGCGCTGGCTGAGCTTGAAGGCGAAGATGCCCTTGAACCCATGAATACTATTGGGTTGTTCTGCGATGTTACAGAGGAAAAGATTGCCGAAGTCATTCATGGGCTGCTTTATCTTGAACACCTGTATTCGAACATCCCCTCTAAGCGAGCCCCGATTGATTTTTATGTGTCAACATACGGCGGCTCGGCTGATGACATGTTTTCTCTCTATGACATCATGAGACAAGTAAGAGAAGAGAACGAAATTTGCACTATTGGTGTTGGCAAGGTCATGTCAGCAGGGGTGCTAATTCTGGCCGCCGGGACCAAGGGTAAGCGTAAGATTGGCAAGAACTGCCGGGTTATGATCCACTCGGTTATTGGTGGCAATCAAGGTTCTCTCCATAACATGCTCAACGAGATGGAAGCGATTGAACAACTTCAAGATATGTATATCAATTGTTTGGTTGAAGAGACAAGCATGTCTAAGACTCAAATCAAAAAGTTGCTGGAAAAGAAGGTTAATGTTTACTTGACCGCACAAGAAGCTGTCGAATTGGGCATTGCCGACATAATTATATAGAGGAATAAACATGTCAGACCTGAGTCAGATTTTAAAAGAAGAATATATTAAAGAGATAAGCAAGCAAAACATCGCTTCGCTTATCGCTATTATTGAAGAAGCAATTGATGAAGTCGAGAATGCACCAGCATCAGTAGCTGAAGAGGTTGAGCCACCACCAAACCTTCCACAAGATGAGAGGGGTGTGATGGAAATGGTTCTTAAGATGATTCCTGAGATTGAGGTTTCTGAGATTGGTTGGTCTGATGTTCGCACGCCTGAAAATGCTGCAGAGATCAAGGGACCACAGCGTCAGTTGCTTGAGGACTACTTAAAAAATATTCAAGGCTCTGACTTTGCTGAAAAGATTTCAAGTGTCTCCAAGTTTTATGATAATGGTGCCAACATGATTGAGCAGTCTTCTGGTTCAGATAGAACCAAAAGAATTGTCCAAGCTATTTCATATCTTGTGTTCTACAAGACATTGACCAAGGTTATTACAAACTTTAACGCATCGTCTGCCGGGTTCAGCTTTGAGTCATTTTTGGCAGCACTTGTAAATGGTTATCAAATCCCGGCCAACACTGGAACTATTGCTGACTATATTGATAGAGCAACAGGAAAAGAAATACCTGTCAGCCTCAAGTTGTATAAAGAAGGTAACTTAGAGGTTGGTGGTAGTTACACAGATTTGGTTAATGACTTGGTTGATCCAAAGTATCCTGGCTCTATCGGTGGTGCCATGAGGTATGTTGTGTGCACAAAGACACTGGAAGGTGAAGATTTGGATCAAACCGGTAAGATTGATTTTTATCAGTTTGATTTTTCGCTTGATAATGTCATGGATATTATTGCGGTTTCTAAACCAAAGTCTAAGCAATGTATTATGCTTCCGCGTGAGATCGTATCAGCACTGAAGTCAGGACGAGTAGATGGTGTTGATATTTCTGGTAGTCTACCCGGTGCTGCTAACTTACCAAGTGATGAGGAACTTGAGAAAAGATTTATTAAACATTTAAACGACATCCTTACTGATAATAATATAGCACTATCTCAGCAGCAAGCAGAGCAATTTCTGCAGGCAATGAATTATGGAAAAAATGATGACTTGTTTCAAGATTTTACGCCTACCTTGGGAGACGAAAAAGTTAACAAAGGTGTTGTGCGTGGTCGCTCAAAGTTAGATAAAAACTATATTAAAAACATAACAAAAGATTTTGAATGGTATTCTTCACTTACAAAAGGTGAGGGTGTCAAGCTTAGGTCCGATGATTTAGCCACAGCAGCGAGTAAAGCAAATCGTAGGGTCATGGATGATCTTACACAAACACGCTTAAAGGACGAAAGATCAAATGAAATTAGGCGCATGGTCAAGGAAGGCGAGTTCTTAAGCCCCGAAGAATCAGCAAGAGAGTACAAGATGCTTGGACAACGACAAAAAAGAGTGGCACTAAGAAATACGTGGGGATACCTCACCATCGGACACTTCTCTTTGAATCAAAGACAGGCGGTCAATCAGGCCGAGCCAACAAACACCATCAACATTGGTTCTATTATGATTGGTAGAGAAATGGTGGCCAAGGTTGTGCAAGACTTGCGTGAGATTCTGAACGACGAAGTTACAGAAATCTTCCAATCACTTAAAATTCTTTCTGATAGTTTGAACCAATTCTTTGCTGGTGGACTTGAGAACGATGCGTTAGCTAAAACATCAGTTGACAACGCTAACAATATCAGTTCCAAGGAAATTCTAAAAAAAGATAAATAATATTTGACATCACAGCATATTCAGATTATAATATATACAACTAAGAGGTATTAATGTCTAGATCATTTTCTGACAATCAAACGTTACAACAAAAAATTCTGACTGGAGCCAACGTATTAGCAGACAACGTTGCTTCAACACTTGGTCCGAGAGGACGAAATGTTCTGCTGCAAGAGAAAGGGAAGACGCCTTTCATCACAAAGGATGGCGTGACCGTCGCACAGTTTGTTGCGCTCGACGATCCGTTTGAAAATGCTGGTGCACAAATTATCAGACAAGCGGCCATCGAAACCAACAACGAAGCAGGCGATGGTACGACTACGTCTACTGTGTTGGCGCGCGCCGTCCTTAGAGAGTCCCAAAGATATATCGCATCTGGCATCTCTCCTGTAGAATTACAGAGAGGAATCGACTTAGCCTCGAAAGAGATTATTTCAAACTTGAATGATGCTGCCACTCCTGTGACAAGTATCAATGACATCGAGCAGATTGCCACAATCTCAGCCAACAACGACAAGACGATTGGCAAGCTGATTGCTACTGCGATTGACAAGGTTGGGCAAGATGGTTCGATTACTATTGAAGAGTCACGTTCTACCGAAACGACGCTAGACATCACGGAAGGCTTCAAGTTTAACTCTGGTTTCTGTGCTGGTGCGTTCATCACAGACCAGCGCCGTGCCACCATGTATCACGAGAATCCAATGATTCTGGTGACTGATTACAAGATTTCAGCCGTTGAAGATATTCTACCAGTCCTTGAGATGACTGCCCGTGAAAACAGGCCACTGATTATTGTAGCAGAAGATGTCGAAGGTCAAGCGTTGGCTGCTATGATTATGAACGCCATGCGCGGAACACTCAAGGTCGCAGCTATCAAGGCTCCTTACTATGGCGAAGAGAGGCGAAACACCCTGGATGACCTTGCCATATCAGTTGGCGCCACGTTTATCACAAGAGAGAGCGGAGTTAAACTAAGTGAAACTAAGATGTATCACTTGGGCTCTGCAAAGAGTATCGAGTGCAATAAATACACAACAGTCGTGGTCGGAGGCACAAGCGATTATGAAAAGATTGAAGAGCGCATCGAGTCTTTAAAGAATGAGATTACCCAGACTGAGTCGATGTCTCAGGCCGAGCCTCTCCAAGGAAGAATTGTCAGACTGTCCTCTGGTGTTGCTGTTATCCATGTCGGTGGCACTACAGAGGTTGAGATGACAGAGCGCAAACATCGCATTGAAGACGCGCTTGAGGCTGTACGTTCTGCTCAAGAAGGCGGCATTGTTCCAGGCGGTGGTGTTGCACTGCTCCGAGCCTCAAGAA